CCGTATTCCGCGCACAATTCATATGACAAAATCTTAGCTAGCTTCTGAGCCCATTCTTGTGGAAAGTCTGGGTTATCTGACGCGCTATCGAAATCATAAAGTCTACGACGATAAGTGTACTTCGCCGTATAAGTCCCGTTCGGTGTCTGAAATACATGAATCTTTTGATTAGCCATCGAAGGCGCAGTTTCTAGAAACACATGCGTGGGCTTTCCTGTGTTCTCTCGAAGTGTCGTAGTCAAGCTTTCCGTCTTATCGATAATGATTAATGGCGTGTAACTAGTTCCCTCGAGGAGCTCAAAAGTCTCGAGTGATAAAATATTTGATTGAATCCCAGTGGGCGGTGTCGCGACTGAATAACTTCTATTGCCAGAAGTTAGCGTCAACGTGCTTTCAGTATTCGAGATTGTCCAGAGCCAGCGTCCTGCGACATCAATCTCCTTAATCAAATCATTCAAAAGATCGGTCGCTTGTGTCGTGTCATTAGTCGTGGGAGTGAATTTCCCAATACGACGAAACGCCCTGCGCACTAGCTGGGATCTAGTGATCACATGATCTGAATTAGGCACTTAATTGCTCCGATTTCTTAGGGCGTCCACGACGTTTCTTAGGCACTTCAGGCATCATTTGAGTGATCTCAGCGTCGTAAATCACTTCGTACATATCCGGATGCATTTTCATAAGTCTTTCTGCATCTTCATCCGATAATTCGGCGCATGGATTAAAATGCACACGTCCCGTGCATAGTCCTAGACGTTTCACACCGATAGGTAGCATGGCCCACATGCCGCCTTCTTTTCTTCCTTTGTACTTAACTAACTTCATAAATCCTTTTTCAAGATACAGGGGGAGTTTCCTCCCCCCATTCTTTTTCAACTATCGTACGTGTTTAAAGTGAACGTAGATGTATCCCGCAGCCGTATCGGAACCCGAAGATCCCGTATAGGTGAGAGATACTGCATTCGATCCCGTCACGTTGTGACCGATCTTAAGCAAGTTACCGACATCGCCGGCCACATCCGAACCCGCTAGGAAAGATCCTAGAAGGGCACCGTATGTAACAGCCGAGATATAGGTTTCGTTTGATCCTGCCGTGAACGCAGCCGGAGCAACCCATCCCGTGTTCGCGACACTGGCTGCCGCACGGAAACCGTTGGCATCGCCAGCGGTCTCAGAAGAAAGCAGACCGACGTCGATTGTTTCCGTTGCATCGGAAGCAGTGACAAAGAGCTGACAATCCGTAACGAGCGCGCCATACGGAAGATCAAGGCCCGTGTCTGTTTCGGTGTTATCCGAAGCGCCGAACGGAGCGATAAGCACCTTCTCAACGCCATCACGATTGAGCACTAGGGTATGCACTTCAGGTGCAACACCAGCGTAGAACGCGACACTCCCATCGCTATGCGCGACGAAAATATCGTGGCTCGAAGCAGCGCTCCAGAAGTAGATCTTCCCGTCCGTTGCAAATTGGCTACGAGAAATAGGCGCTGTTTTGGCAGTTCCGATTTCATTGCTATAGATTGTTGACGCAGTTTTCGTGCCGGCATCGTACACAAATACGAGACAGCCCGACGTGATCGCGCCGACACCAGAGAAACCGTCCTGGCTTCGCTGATCTTTCAGTGCGATCGAGTATTCTTTAAGTCCTAATCCCATTGTTATTCTCCCATTAAAAGAAGGGCCCCGAAGGGCCCCTCAAAGTTAGTCAGCGACCGCAGCTGAGTAGACAGTCACCACACCATGCTGCTTCGAATTGAAGACAGCTTTGGCATGCGCCCACATAGCTTTGATTTGGACGCCCATTTGAACGTCGTAGTCGAACTTCTTCTCGGTCATAACAACTTGGGCACCACCGTTTTCGGGGTATCCAGCTTGAGCCAAGAGAAGCGCCTGCGCGCCGCAAAGGAAGTTTGCAGCCACATCGATATTGCTATTTCCAACGTTATCGAGAAGCAGACATTTATTAGATTCCTTCAGGATCACTCCATCCCACATTCCCAGCATGCCGGTGAAAATAGGATTCTCAGATCCGCGAGGCATCGCGTACTGTTGCGCGTTCTTCCAGCTATCAGAGTTCTTAAGATCACGCGCGCACAGAGGATGCACGAACATGACATAATACTCTTCGCCGTTTGCGATCTTAATCGGGCGGATCTTAGGATCAGAAAGCTGAGCTAATCTTTTCGCCAAAGAGATCTGAGCGGTCGTGAGAATATCGGTCGTAGAATCGATATTCGCAAGCGAAGCAGAATGATCGGAAGCGGAATAGTTCGAAACCGCAGCGCCGAAGAGCATACGATCCGAATTAGCAGCTACCCAAGTATCCTTCTGACCTTCACTGGCCGAACCATAGTCAACGTTATCGATAGAGGCTAAGGCATCGAACATTTCCTGTTCCATGCGCTGAGCAAGCCACGTTGTTAAAGCTGGGCTGAATTCAGAAGCCAATTCAAACGGAGCACGTTGACGGGTGATCGAGCCATCATCTTTCACCGCGTTTCGGTATTCATTCAACAGAATACGATGCCCGTAGAAGTTCATCGCTTCTTCGTTGCCTTCCATGGTGCCACCGTTGCCGACGCCTGCGCCCGAAAGTGCAGCAGCCAAATTGAAGGTGACTGCATCCCCTTTATATTTTCCGAAAACGTCATTCACATGAATGACGCTCTCAGAGTTCATGCCCATATAGGGCTTCAATACTAGTTTATCGACGTACTCACGAAATACCTTATCTAGAAACTGTTCTGCGGTAATAGCGTGAGACGTGCTAAGCGACGTATCAGACATTTACTATCCCCTTTTTCGGGCTCCCAAAATATCTGCAAAGGTCGAAGGCCTAAATGGCGCTTCAGCACCGGATGCCGATCTTGTGGTGAGCAAATTGGTTGGTTGATTTTGTTTAGTTTGGATTTTCCCGAGAAGTTCCTTCTCAACCTCGGCGCGAATCTTAGCTTTGAGCTCCGATTCTAATTCCTTCTTGATATTGGAAATCTGGGTATTGAGATCAATCCCATATTTCTTCTGTACCATTAAGGTTTGCCCAGCTTGATAGGCTGCTTCCCCTGGATCATCACTGTTTACGACCATGTCGTATAGCGCAGGGTTTTTGATGGCTTCTTCTTGAAACAGATCGAACTTTTCCTGGAAATCACTATGTGCTCTTCGGGCTGCGTTTTCGCTAAGTGTGAGAATTTTCATTTCCACACCCGTCGAAGGCTGAACATCAGTAGTAGTTTCGGTATATACCGGCTGACTGTACTGATTAATTTGACCTTCTAGTTCACGAATTCGCTCTTCCAAAGCTTGGCGCTTTTTTCGCTCCGCTTGAATACCTTTAAGCACGCCGGTGACTTCTTTTGGCTGCGCTTCGACTTCCGTTTTCGGCGCAGTTTCGGCAGTTTCGACTTGAGGTTCTTGAGAAACCGCTTCCACCACGTCAGTTTTTGTTTCTTCAACTTTCACCTCCGGTGTTTCAGCGACGACCGCAGGCTTTTCACCCGTGATCGCTTCTCTCATCGTCCCCATTGTTTCTTTTTCCTCAGACATCTTCTTTCCCCTTCGCGTTTTTACGAGTTTTCTCTCGATCTGCCCGATTCGCATGCGGCATCCACGTTTCGCCCGTTCCCAGTCGGCGACACTGAAACTTTTTGGTCACCCAAAACGACAAAAGGGGTTACGCGCATTTCTGCACATAACCCCTTTGTCGCAAGGGTTTTAAGTCACTTCGACAATCCATTCGCATGGAAGGGGGAGCGACCCCCAAGTGACTAAATCAAATTTTTCTGCGAGGGAAAGAATCGAACTTTCTCGTCGGTGTTAACAGCACCGTCCACGACCTTCATGGTACCTCGCAACACTATCCTGCGACTGGTTGAACCTGTTGCGCTTGCATTTGTGCCATCGCCATTTGCATTTGCGCTTCCTGCTGCTGTTGCAGTCGCACTAAAATCTGTTCTTTCTTAGCCGGATCTAGAGGACTTGCCTCAATGATCATATCCGGTGGAATCTGAATACCGGACCGGGCCAATGAGACTAAACCATCGAAGGTTTCAGTCATTAAACTTAAAGTGTCGGGCGCTTCGTCGATCACAAGATCATACTTTCGCACTGTTAAGTACGGTTTTCGATACAAGATTTCATCAAGCAGATATTCCGCGACACGTTTTCTAGCGGCACGCAGGTTCACGAATAACTTTCGGATACTCTGCATCGCCTGTTGTTGTCTTAATTGAAAATCACGGCCTGAAGTCGCTTTCGATTGCCCTTCGATCTCAGGATTCACGCCTGATTGATCTATTTCTTGCTTTGATTCTTGAAGAAGTTGGAACTGAGAAACCGCTAAATCCTGATGCCTAATATTATCAACTTTGAATTCTTTTCGATAGCGGATTTTTCCGTCAGGGCGAGCCATTTCCCTAAACGCGCGAGGCTCATCGTCAAACGCGCCTTCTTCATACCAAACTTGATTGACGTTAAGAAGATGCAACATCTTGGATCTACGCTTATTCACTTCTTTCTGCGGATCTAATTGTTGCTTAATTAGCCCATAGGGACGTTTCGTTTTGTCTCGGGTTACATAAGCCGGCACCATGATTAACGGGAATTTCCCGAACTTATCATACGGACGGATATCTTTTTTTTCTTCTAGGATGCAATTCCAGATAAACGTCGCTGAATTTAAGGCGTATCTCACTTCATTCCAGTGTGTCGCGCCATCGAATTCATTGAGCATCTTCTTAATCGACTTATCCGATTCACCCGTGACTTCAGCCGTGCCGCCCGCATGTTTCAAAAACTTCTTAACCACTGGTGTGCGGTAGTACGTTGTCGTCACTCTGACGCGTTTACGTTTCTTATCAATAAAAGTGGAAAGCTCCTCGAGGTCGGCATCCGATAACCCTTTCGTGCCCCCTGGCTGAGCATATTGATCGGGTTTTTCCTCTTCGAGCTTATTTGAGAGAAGAAAGGGGCTCTGCATTTCAGGACGATTTACAGAAGCCTCAATCTCAGACTTATAGTCTGGGAAAAGTTCCTGAGCGTCTTCTAAATCCATCCAGACCGTCTCATGAACTCTCTTGGAAGTCCTTAAATCCCCAGTGCGAAGATCCTCGCGGGATGTAAACCGATCGATAACAATAGCTTCATTGGAAACATGGGTGATCTTGTCGATGCCATCTAAGCCATCAAATTCTTTCGCGATCTTATACCAGCCGCGTCCATCAATGCAGATATCTTCGAATAATAGGGATTCTTCTTCATCAAATTGAGAATCATCTTCAATGCGCCTGAGTTCTTCAGAAATGAGCATAGCCTGCTGTTCAGGTGTGAACTGTTGCTCGGGATCGACCGGAACATCTAATGGCGGGGCCGCCGGATAGACTTTCGTGTCTACCTGAAGGCCTTCTTGAATACCGAAGATCGCATCTAGCTTCGGTTTGATTCGATTAATGACAACAGCCGGCTGGCCCCGCTCTTTTAGTTCCCTTTTTTCCTCGTCAGATAATTGATCGCCGTCGTAGAAACGACCATACTCCTCGCGCTCATCACGCCACTGACTTTCAGCGCGGAAATCGGCAAGAAAATCCCCTTTAAGTCTTTGAAGAAACTTATATTCGCTTTTTTCTATACTGTCTGCCATGAAGGTCTGTTATCCGGTGCTTCATCGTAGGTCGTGCGTCGTTTAGGTTTCGGCTTAACTGAGATAATTGGCCTACTCATTAATCCGTAGCGGAAACAATCATACGCATCGTCGCCAGTCCACGGATCCCCATCCACACTATCAACTTTCAGCACGTCCTCGATATCAGAAGGATTGTGAATCATTCGCGAAATACAATCAATTGTGATTTCACAATTTTTGAAAATAAATACTCGTGGACGTTTATTCGTGTTGGGATCGTGTGCTAGATACATTCTAATCCGACTCGCACCGAGTTTCCTATCAATATTCGCTCGCCTTAAGATCACGCCTAGCTTCGAAAAATCTTCTGCTATCGTCGGATCACTCGCTTTTTTCTTCGCCCAACAGTCGTGACCAGCTTCGAAAACAATTGATTTAGATTGTTTTTGATTTGTTTCGATAAGTTTAGATATGAACTCATTGATCATTGTGGCCTGTTCATCAATTCGCATTTGAGCTTTCACGATTTCATGCACTAGGTAGACGTTGCCGTCTTCGTCGGTCACAAAAAATAACCATGCAGCCGGATGATTGTAGCCATAATCGTAGGCCCCGAACCATTTCCAGTGTGGCGGGATTTTAAAAGGTTCTACCACATGCACATCGCGCGAGAAGTCACTGAAATACTGGCCGGCTGCGACATCCCAGTCGCCCTCGAGCCAGGCGCGACGCAACACTTCGTTTTTGATCTGCGCTAGGCGTCTCTCATAGTCGGGATCTGCTTTCATTAATGCGGGGTTATCTTTCACTCGCGCGGATACGAAGTGATAGTCACTTGGGTTTTCTAGGCCTTCGTAGCGTCTTTCGATGAATAGTCTTTTCAGCCAGCGATGACCTTCGCCTCCAGGATTTGCGGTCAAAAACGTCCTGGGCGGGATATGCTCGAGGCTACTTCGATTCGATGCGCGAAGAAATTCATAGTGATCAAAGGCCCATTCTCCCGCTTCTTCAATGGCTAGATCATGGATCTCTCGACCTTGAAATTTGTGCAGATCTCGACGGGACTCGCAATACGCAAAACGAAGCTGGCTGCCGTTTGGGAGCCTTAACGTCTTTTTCCCTTCGTTATAGTACTCACGAAGAGCAGGGTACTGATCAAAAAGCGGTGAAATATGATTTGATTCTAATTCCGGAAATGTCTTTCGAAATAAATAACCGATAGAATTAGGATAAAGAAAACGACGCTTAAGCATAATAAGCCTAAGTCCGTGGGATTTCCCTCCACCTCGACTCCCCCCGTAAAGAACTATTGGGTATTTATCGATAGCTCTTTCAAATTCCGTCTGCTTCCTTGTGAAAACAAACTTGATTTCATTCACGGTAGTCTTCTGTGATTATTTTGACTGAATTTTCAATTGGTTTTCCATCGGGACCGGAATGCTCAATATCTTGCTTATCGCGCCACCCGAAACGATTTTTCATGGAGAATATCCAGACAGTCGCATTGAAATTTTTTATTTTTCCACTTAATCCCGCCATCCCAATTCTTTCCCAGAAATGAAACGCATGGTCTAGCCCTTCATCATACGCCGCTTTGAATTCAGGGTGCTTATTCTTCCAAGTGTGAATTGTCATCTTGCATACACCGATCGCAGGGCCGAAGGATCTGAAATCATAGCCTTGCTTCATATGCTCGATCAGCATATCGCAGTATTCTGGCTTATATTTTGACGGTCCTTTTTTTGGCATAACCTATTCTATCTTATTAGCTTTTAGACCCGTGAACTTCTCCCAACGGTCGATAATGGTCTGAACATACACTGGATCTATCTCAATTCCGTAGCATTTACGGTTTGTTTTCTCGCAGGCGATGAGAGTGGATCCGGAGCCGGTAAAAAGGTCTAGCACTATGTCTCCGCTATCAACTGCGCGTTCCAAAACCCACTGACAATATGCCACTGGTTTTGGACACGGATGCCCATCAACTTCAAAACCACATTCTGTTTGCCAGTAATCGTGCATGACATTTTTGGGCTTCCCCCATACTAGGTGCGGTTCCCAATCATTAAAGCCAACGTGACTGCAGTGCCCAGGGCTTCCTTTGTACCAACACATTATCCAATCTGGGGTGTGGTTTTTGTACCACCATGGTAACGCCTTAATTCGGCAACATGGCATCATGACGAACGGAGCAAATGACCTCGCAATTGGCATTATCTTGTCCATTAGGACAAACCACTTATCTTCTGAATCATCGTGGGTGTTGTAATCCAAACCGATCCCATACGGCGGATCCGTGAACACCATATCCGCTTTCTCACCGTTCATAAGTCTTTCAACCTGCGCTTTGTCCGTCGAATCACCGCAGAGTAAGCGATGCTCACCTAATTGGAATAGATCGCCTAGCTTGATACTGGTTTCCTTGACCTCAGGAACAACGTCTTGAATATCTTCCTTTGGGTTCTTGTCCCACTCCGGATATACCGGTGCCATAATGTCGGACAGTTCCGTTTCACTAAATCCCAATAAATCTAAATCCACATTCAAATGATCGAGATCATTAATCCATTCGGCCAGTTTCTTAAATTCAAATTCTCCGCCATGACTATTTGCAGCGATATTGGCCGCCTTTTCTCTTTCCTCACTCCATTCAACTTCGCGATACGAGTATCTTTCCCCATCTACGATAACATATCCTTCAGCAGTCGTGCCTGTGGGCGTGGGCTCAGAGTATTTCTTTTCAATATACACTTCGGCAGTTTCAGGTAGCACCTTTGTCCTTTGATGCCCGCCAACTAGTCTCTCAGTCTGCCTATTGAAAACAATTCCTGAGAGGTCACCGAAAGATCTGAGTGACTTTTGAAGAAGGGATAACTTCTCGTCCGTGATCCTTCTAGGATTATCTGGATTAGCGCGTAGATCCTTGACCTTCAATGTTCCCCCGATTCTCAGTATACTTAAGGCTCACAGTTGGGGAAGGTCAAAATGAAATGAGTGAAGTCAGTGATAATTGGGGATCACAGAGCGCGCACGTTTTAAATGAACTTAAACGCCTGGATCGATCCTCGGATCGAATATCGGATGAAATTAAAAATCTTCGAGAGGCCACACAACATCAACTTCTTCAGATCCATAAAGATATCGTGGCGCTTAAAACCAAATCCAGTATGTGGGGCGCAATCACGGGGAGCGTCTTCGGCGCACTGATTTCAGCCCTTCTAGCTCTGTTTAGCCATAAATGAATGTATCTCAATTGACAGCACTCGAACTTCTCTATGCTAGGTGCCCTGAGTGTCGTCGCCATATCACCTGGAAAGTGCATTGGGGAGGCCAGGTCTTGGGAAGTTCCTGCTGCGGGGTTGTCTTTCACGCGCAGCCTGAAGTCGATGGTCGTCTCTTTCTGATCAGTTCGAGAGAGATTGATATGACGAATGTGATTCGCTTTCCGATAATTGTCGACTATTCACCCAGCGCCTAGTGGTAGAATATTTCATCATCATAGGATTCACTGAGTACTGATCGGTAACTCTTTACCTAATTACACAATTTGGAAAAAATCCTTCTATTCGATATCGAAACGTCTCCTGCGACTGCCCTTGTGTGGGGAGGACGGAAATACGAAGGCTTAAGTGCATGAAGGGTGATAGTGCGGCGTGGCGCACAATGAAGAAATATAATATTCAAGACGTGGAACTTTTAGAGAAAGTGTATTTGAAACTCCGTCCCAGCATTCCTAATCACCCCTCAGTCGCTAAGCTTCGAGACCGTGTCGGGTGCCCGAACTGTGGGAGTGATGATGTAAGACGAAACGGCACTCGTGTCGTTGTCTCATCACTAAAACAGCGCTGGGTATGCCACGGATGTCTAGCTACTTTTACGACGGGGTTGAGGAGTTAGGGCTCTTTTCTTCGAGTTTGGTCATTTCTTTTCCCTCGTAGCCCAGAACCAACGTTCGGCTTTGCTCCAACCAACTTCTTCGCCGGCTACATAACCACACAAGACCAACCCAATCACTGTAAATATCAATTGAAATATATCCCAAGCGCTCATTTCACTTCTCCTCATCCAAAAACTCACGGGCTTTCTTGCATAACTGAACCCATTCAAACCCTGTTGGATAGCCTCTCACCTGATCTTGCGAGAGCGTTGATTTAATCACCTCAACCGCTTTTTCGAGCTTGTCGAGGAGAGTGAGCCAGTTGTTGCGGTCTGCTAGGATACAGCATGATGGGTAATACTTAACTGTCTCTGATGAATTGCAGTTACCACACACTGATGCTTGAACAAATTTAGTAGGGAGATTAACACCAAACGTTTGACAGGATAAACACCGAACCCATAGCGAATGGGTGTGCTCGTGTTCTGGAATTTCCATTATCTCCACTTCCCGACACTGTGTTGATCCATTTATTTACTCCTCCAATTATCCGGAAATTCCGGATAGTCCAAATCAGCGGCTAGCGGGGCCGGGCTTGATACCGGCTGGCCAGACTTGTAGCAGGGCCGACCTAGGTCTCTGGGCACTGGCCTTAACCCGCAATCTGCGTGTCCTTCCACGCCGCCCGCTTGCCATAATCTTCCCCTCGATTTCCCACACCGTTCGAGGGCGACGGTTAGCTCGATCTTTCGATCAAGTGGGTATTCACGTCCCCCAATTCAAAACCAAAGTGTTAAGCAGTCCATTCTTTCCACCCTATTCATTTTGAATCAGGCTCATGTGAAACTTTCTTATCCGCAGCTTCTATAGCCGCATAACAAATATTCAATTCAAGCAGCAAATTTTCATTCATCGCGCGCAACCTATTCAACTCATCCTTATCTTTCATATCGTCTTTCACTTCATGCATATGCCCGCCAAAAAAATGCGAGCATAGCCAGCCCAGACAGAAACTCATGACGGGGGATTTGATCCCAACATTAACTAGAAAGTTTGAGATCGATGATCCGGTCCCACTAAAGAGGACCAGGACCAAGTCATAAAGAGCGAGCCCGATCACGACAATAGTCAGGACCAGCCCCGTCGTGCTCATGGTGAATTTCTTCATATCACGGTCCCCCTATTCGGATACATCGCATGGCCGTAGTGATCTACTTTGATTTCTGTCGTCGCAAATAACTTTGCGCCATGGTTTCTTGCCTGCCTTGAAAAATCCCAGTCCTCGCTAATCGCAAGTGCGTACTTATCACCATTAGGACTAATTCTAATTTCGTTATGCACATCGAAGAACACTTTTTCTACCCAATCCCCACGAAGATCACAGAGCATAAGACCAGTATTGAGTAGTATCCCAGGTGATGTCCACGTCCCATTCGTGCATTCAGAAAGAGAATAGTTTCGAGGTAGAAACCTATCGTCTGTTTCTTCGGCGGTGGACGTCATTCTTCCAATCGCTTTCATTGCGATCACGCTTGATAGAATATCGGCCTTCGTCGTTTTCATGATCTCATGCATCTTATCTAGCCAGCCAGGTTCCACACCGAGATCGGCGTGAATCATCGCAAAGTGCGTGATCCCATGTGTTCGTCTTGCGTTCAATGCTTGCGTCCATAGTTGATTGAAACACTTTGTCAGTAAGCTTGATCCGATTGATTGAATCAACGTGGTATTTAAGTTCTTTGTCGCTTTCAATACCGAAAACATTGTCTCGATACGAATTTTCCCATCGTATGTGGGAATTGATAATGCCGTTCTAGTTTCCATCGTCGTATTCCGTTGTCACAGATTGAAATTCTTTTCGAAAAGCGCCCACATCGGCGTCTCGAAAGCCTACCTCGTAGCCAAAAACGAATGCGCGTTCGATATGCTTTTTGATATCTTCTTCGATAACTTTCGCGAGATTTTCAAAATCCCACTTATTCATATTTTCTTGCCATCGTCTTTTGATTAGTTCATCCTTCATCGCTTTTTCCTTTCGGTTTAATTGTTTCATGTAGATAAACGCCGGCGCGATTAGCCTTCCAGACGTTTAAAATTCCTGGGCCATAATTCAGCCAGAGTCGGCGCTTAATGCGCCATGTATCGGTCTCGAAGCCTTTAAATTCTTCCCAAGAAAAATCCCCCAACCCATGATCGAAAACTTTAAAATCCGGAATATATAAAATCCTAGCTTTCGTGAGATACACATGATCCTGGACTTGGATATCTGAGATCTCGCCCGCACATTCTCGAAGTCTCAAAAATTCGTATAGTCTCGCCTCCCCCTGAGACTGAAAGCTATATCCAGCTACAGAGATCTTCTTAGCCTTATACTTATGGCCCTTAGACCAAGGCCTACTCTTAGTCCATGCCATAGTCCGTCCATTGAAACAGATCATTATCAATCAAAATACGACGATATATATGAGAATCGATCGAAACATATCTAGATAGAAACGATGCGTTTAAATGCCCTAGGATGCGTTTCATGTCGTCTTCGACCTCTGCCATTTTTTCTCCGACTTTTTCGATTGGCGCATAACTCCCGCTGAAATTTTCGGTATTTTATTTCGAGGTCGAGCTTTCGTTTCGCTGCAACGCTTGGCTATTTCCGCATCGACTAGTTTCACGAATTCCAGGAAGTCAGCCATGGGCCACCCGCCAGAAAAACCAAAACTCAGGCCGAACTCGTTGATCGAGGTCCTCCCCGTGGTTGCAACAAGATCGTTGTCGATCAAGATATCCAGCCCATGAAGAAAGCCCGCCGATATCGGGGCTTCAGCTGTGAATTCTGATACTGTGCCGTCCGCTGTGCATATCAACCGATTTTTAATTAACTTCGCTTTGAAGTTCGTTATGTTCGGCTTTTGTTTCTTCAGTTTCATTTGTCCTCCAGTTTTTGGTTGATCCAGTTAAGTAAAGCTTTTTTGGAGTAAAGAACCCTCTGTCCGAATTTCACATGCGGTGGACAATCTTTCCCCTTGCATCGCCACGCCGCGATAGTTTGTTTCTTCACTCGCAAGATTTCCGCGACTTCCTGTTCAGTCAGCATTGCTTCTAGTTCCATTTTTCCCCCATGTTTAGTTTCAAGCCTCAAAATCCATTTGCTTTGACGCAATCTCATCGAAAACTCTGGGGATGACTTCAGACACATGTTCGGGCATCCCATCCTGGAATACTTTGATCCGACGTTTCACATTGCCGGGTTTAAGAATCACAGCCGCCCATGCGAGATAGTCGGGATCTTGTAACCCGATCTGTTCAATCGTTTTCCCCTGGTGCTTTCCGAAAGGCATTTTGAAGCTAGCTGCTTCTTCGTAGCTGATTTCCTGTTCCACGTACTGGATGAATTTCCCGCACGACTTGCATTCAGCACGCAAATGCCGTGTGCCGTTTTCAAAAACCTGTTCACGAAACAGGACTTCGTCAGACAGACAGTTCTTGCAATTAATCTTAGGCCTCATAACTTCACCTCGTATTCATCCCCGAAAAGCGCACTCTTCGCCCAGTAGGGCGCATCCTCGCGGCGTTTGATTTGATCGAATTCCGTGCCATAGCCTTTCAGTCGGCCGATGTAGTAGCCAGGGTGATAGTCGTTTAACCGATAGTCGAAAGTCTGGATCATCCCGTAGATCGTCACCGAACTATCCAACCTGCTTTTCGCTACATGAAACATCGTGTGCCGCGTATTGCCTGAGGGTGTGCCGACTGGTCCCATGCAAATAATTGTGTTCGCGGATTTCGCAATCTCGCTTGAGCCATGGATATCGTGGTAGGTCGGGATCAGTGTGTTTAATTTCAAGTCCCGTTTTCGGATCTGGCTGACAAGAAGGACCGGGATCGAATAGTCAAGCGCGAGCTCGCGGCAAGTGCGTGCAATTTTCTTAAGCGCAAGATGTTCGGGGTCTTCACCATAGTCGAAGTGTTGGGCGAAATCGACAACGACAAGATCGGTTTCGGATTTGATTGAAGTCACAATCGACACGAAGCGATCAACCGTGAGCCCACGTTCGTTTTGATAGATCGCTAGCGTATTGAGTTTCTGAAGTTCTTCGTTTGCTTTCTGATCTAGTCCCTCAAAACCCTTTGGTTCTTTTCCGGTCATCCACTCGCGGAAACTGACAAAAGGCTCATCGGTCCTAAGCCGCATCGCGGTCTGGTATTTGATTCTTTGCACTGGTTCGAAACGCTTCGCTTCCAGGAAAAATGTGTGCACTCGTTTCCCGTTCAGTGCATTTGCTACCGAAGCCTTAGTCGCGCTAGCGGTTTTTCCCGCGCCTGTCTCGGAAACCCAAACGACGAAATCCCCTGGCCACATGCCGGAAGCTTGGTCAACGCTCTCAACACCGAAGCAAAGGCCTTTCCCCGCTAGTGCTAAACGTTCTTCGCGTTCGCTTAAGACTAGTTCGGCTACGCTTTTGAACGGGTTAAGTTGTCCGAAATCCAGTTCTGACATACTTCGGGAATCCTTTCTTTGATGATTTGATAAATTTCTTTTTCCGAGAATCGATACCAGCGAAGCCATTGCCACACCGTGGGTCCGCCTTTTTGATAACTTCCGATGCGTTTATTTCGATCGATCCAACAGCTTGTGGGTTTACCGTTGACGCAAATTTGCTTCGTGCCGTCTCGGTGATCCTGGAAGCTGATCACTTCGTGGCGAAGACTTGAATGCTCATGAAGTCTTGGGAGTGCTTCTTCGCAATCAAGGGCGAAGATCTTATCCCAGAAGTTCGCGCTATTCGGGGGAAGCTTGATATTCTTAAACGCGCGATTGATTTCTTGTTTCACGCTGGGATAGCAGCGAAGCATTTCTTCGACTGTGTAGAATTCTGGGTGACTGAACACGACTTGAACCAAGAAAGGCTTTTCCGGATTTTTCCAGTGATAAAACCCAGGCGCTCTTAAAATCCGACAATAGTCTTTCGCATTCGCATCGCCGCCGTAGTACGGGACTAGCCTGTCCCAAACGATTGCTTCCCAGGATTCCGGTGTCGCATTCTTCGCCCACCAGTACACATGCAGTCCGCGCGGAGTTTCGATCACACAACTTGGGATTAGCCGCTCTTGGAGCTTAGCTAGCATCTTCGCCTTATCGCCCGTGTCGATATCGATCGCCCAGCCGGAGATCCGAGTGAGGTTCTCTTTCCTGCGCCCTTTGCCATCGAATTCATTCACCGTGTGGAATATGCCGTGCTTTTTCTTATTCCAAGATTCAGCGTCTTCGAACTTGATCGGGAAAGGCGGCGCCTGCTTCCCATCGGTTTTCTGATCTAGCATTGCATAAAACTGATTCAAAACCGCACCTCCGGATCGTTATCGATGATTTTGATATCTAGAATCGAATCTGAACTACTGGTAGCCGGAGTGCGGTCAACCCAATCTTCCCAATCCTTCTCGATCCAGTTTGGCCACTTGATCGGGTACTTCTCGTTTTTCGCTATGCAGTGAGCGGCGTAGTTAATGACTGCTTGCGTTATTCTTTCGAACTCTGATCTAGTTTTGATCTTCTTTCGTAGTTTAGAAATCCCAGCTGACTTTCGATTGTCTTCCTTCGGTCTCTTAGGAAATCTTTCATAGAGAATTTCAAAATCAAACGGAGCCGAAGGCGACGCGCTCTCACTATCTCTCTCTCTATTCTCTCTATTCTCCGGGGGGGTCAGCCCTCCGGGCACGTTACGTGGACGTAACGTGTACGTAAGTGTTTGATCTTTCGATAGTTTTTCGAGTGTTTGCTTCAAAACACTGAAACTGACCCCAGTTTCCCAACAAAACCACGAAGAAACGAAAGAAATGGTCTCGTTTTTTCGCTGCGAACAGATGCATAAAATGCAGATAAATGCTTTGAATTCGGTGTCCGAAATTTCGAATAATGATTCAGAGCGGTAGATCCGGTTATCAAGTTTAAACCAACTTGGATGCTCAACGTCTTTCCTGAATTTTTGGTATTCCAACCAATTCATCACTGTGACTTCAACGTTGAAATCTTCAGGGGGCTTCATGAACGCCCCCTTGGAACACATCGCGAGGTTGCCGAAAAGTCGGAAAAATCCGCCGCCCCCTGGACCAAGTCTTGACCCAGAGGGCAGCGATCGTTAGATTTCAATGGCCCACGAAAACCATTGAATTCCAAAGAAAAATTGATGTTGGAATGAGGATTTAAGAGATTAAATTCTGTTCCAAAGAGCGAAGGATTAAGCCTTCCAAGCGTCCCGCAATAGGAGTATTTAGCGTGATAACGCGGAGTTACATAGGAGGTAGGAAAAATCTGAGTTTGGAACGTATTGTATTGCGTGCTCAAGTGTTGCGCCCCCGACTGTTTCACTTTTCAGTCCCTTGTCTAGAGGGATTGAAACGAGTTGCCTTTGATCTGATTTAGGTTGCCTGACTTGCCTTAAGTGTCAAGTCCCGATTGTCCTAAAGTAGGGGTGAAGGTAGCGGAAATAGTTGGGAGCGGAGCACTTGAAAATGCGGGAGTAACTCAATTGGTAGAGTACTAGTTTTCCAAACTAGATGTTGCGGGTTCAAGCCCCGTCTCCCGCTATTCTTCTTCGAGTTCTAGAAAGCGTTCGGCCACGATCTCGGCGGAGCGCCTCAAATCATCGTCGTTGATGTGACAGTAGATTCGCTGCAAAGTTTGGATCGACATCCCGAGTTCTTTGCTCACGGTCTCAACTGGAATACCGGCTCGTACTTTTCTGGACGCGCAGGTGTGCCGAAGATCATGCCACCTGCAATTGACGCGTGCTTTTTTAAGAGCGCGTTGCCATAGAAACTTGTTATCCCGCATGGGCTTTTCAGGGTTTGTTGGCGATGGAAATACCAGTGTGGAATTGGAAATGCGCTTTCGTAACTCAGTTACAATGACCTGACTTATCGCAAAGCGCCTAGGCTTTGATGTTTTCGTTTCATTGCCGAGTGAGATGAATCCTCCCTCTAGATCAACTTGATCCCATCTTAAGCGCAGCATTTCTTGTAGCCGCATGCCGGTTTGAATTGAGATAAAGATTTGAAAGCGAATGCGTTTATCGGCGTATTTCATGATGCGTGCTTCTTCGTCTTTTGTGATCTCACGTCCCACATGTTGGTAGGGATTGGGTTTTGGTATCCCAATCGGCGGGAGTTTCACAAGCCCACGTTGATAGGCGCGTCTCATGACTTGTACGAAAATTTTTCTGTCCGAATTCAAATTCAAATTAGGCCGCTCTGCCTTCATTCGATTTAGATGCTTCTCCCAATCGGACGGGACTAGCGTGATAAGGGCTGAATTCTCGAACGTTTCGCAAAGCCTACGGACCGGAGCGAGTGAAACCTTGTACGTTCGCCTATTCGGGTTTGCCTTGTATTTGGCTAGGATCTCATTTGCGATGTCCTTGAATCGCGTTTGCTTCCCGAAGACACCGTTCTCGGCGTTGAATGCAAGGACGTGTTCGAGCGCCATGGTGTGCGCTTCGGTTACATCTTTCGTGTTAAGTGATTTAACAAGTTTTCGTTTTGATTTTTTCGGGTAGCAATAGACGTAGAAAGTGCCGTTTTCTGACACACGAAGATATGGCTCGCCTGCGACACGAGATAACTTAACTGGCATGGTCTCCCTTCTCGCCGTCTTCCCTTATCGGCGAAAATACCCTCCATGTTTAATTTTGGAACACTTCCGATCTTTGCAGAATTGACGCGTCACGAAATGAAGCGTACTTTTTCACTCTCGAAAAGGCCCGCGACTTTCAGAGAGGGAATCGATGAGTTCCAAGAAAACCTTAGTTCAAATCAAAATATCCTCCGCTAAGTGGAAAAGGTTCAAAACTGAAACCGGCATGAAAGATCCGTCCTTTGTTATCGAAGAACTGATCGATATTTTCACGAAGATGATTAAGACTAGTCGCCGAAAAACCCTTTCACGCGATCGATAAGCTCTTGCAAATTCTCCGAGATCGGTTTCCCGTCTGCTTTCGTTTTCTTCATTAAGAAATTGCAATAGTCCTTGATCTCTTTTTCATCGACTTCGGCAAGTGATAGTCCTGCGAATTTTCTAAATTGATCAGGGATCACGTATTCATGTGGGACGACTTCGACTAGTGACTTCTTAACTGGAAAATCCCAATCCTTTTTTTGAACTGGGCTATCCGCGATAAAATCTTCAGACTCATCGTCGGCGAATACGGCGTCGGTCCCGTAGCCAAGAAGTCCTAAGGCTCGCCCTATCGCGCCAGTTTCAGCGGATTCACGATGATAAGCTTTCGCAGGCCCGTGGCCTTTCGCTGCGAATTTGTGGGCCCGCGCCATGAGCCTGCCTTGTTCATTGAAGATCTCAGCTTGCGCCACGGTATGATCTTCACCCATTTGAATCAATGAAGGGACAATAGACCAGTCCGGCTTTTCTTCCCTAAACCAAAGTATGCGTTGCGCGACTTTAAGATAGTCCGCTCCGCCCTGAACTTTGATCGTTTTCTCTCTGTATTTTGAAGCATTGTCTTTCATTCTTTCACCTTCTGGATATTGATTCTGAAACTTTGGATTGGGGATTTTCGGTATTTTTCAAGGTCAACGTTTTTGAGTTCAGGGATTTTCGCATAGTCCACATTCCCTTTGCGAGTGATCGCTTGCATGAGAAGTCCGCCACACTTTGTCGGTCTTCCCTTTGTCTGGGTTTTAAATTGATCCTTAATGGCACCCTGTCTCTCAGATAAACCCTTAATCTGTTGATCAAGCGTCTGGTATTCACGCGCGAGCTCGATCATTTCCATGGCCGAGATCACTTCGAAGTCACTCTCAGTCACTTCCGGCTCGATTTGATGAATAACGTATTCCCAGAAAGCAGTTTCCTCAGCGAGAAGCTTCTTTTCAAGTTTCAAATCACGTTCGAACGGAATAATGATCCCATCCTTCCCATCGAAGGACAGATAGTCGACACGATCTAATTCAGCCGCCGCCATTTGATGCACTAATTGCCACATATAATGCTCAGGGATTGATTTTGTCTGCAGTGTTTGAGCATGAGATTTTGGGCCAGGGCACTTGATCTCAAGTGCAACCTTCTTATT